TCTACCTTCTTTAAGAGACTCTACAAAGAAGTTATAGTACTCAGGTTCAGTCTCAAAGAGATGAACTAAAGCATAATCATAGTCATTGAACTTCCTGGATTCCTTCAGCAGGGATATCGGACACTCGTGTGATATTAGCATTATGCTCACTTAAAATAGTTTGATAAAGAGGTTCGTTTTCATAGTTATCCATTAGTTCTCGAACCTTAAGATACTCATCATAGTCCCAAACTCTCATCTCTGTAATGCCAGAAATCTGATCTTTTTCATACCAATTATGAAATTTACTTTCACCTGAGATAGATTTCATTAGAAACTTCTCTACTAGTTCTGCTGTAGTTCTATCTGATACGTAGATAGACTTCATTACCTTAATATCTTCAAAGTAGTTACTAATAGGAAAAAGCTCATCTGGACCTTTATACATTAGTCGATCCAAAGCATCATAAGAAGAAGTAATGCCTACCTTATAAACACAGGTAGGCTTAACATCTTTACGTTTAAGTTTGGCTAGATAAACTTTCATCGCTTAATCAAGGTCATAAACTCAGCACGAGCTTCAGGTTCGGTTCTAAAACAACCACCTAGCTTGGCTGTATACGTATACGAAGAATGATCTTCTACACCTCGTGACTTAACACAATAGTGAGTACCTTCGATTACTACAGCAATATCTTCTGTACCAAGAATAAACACTAGTGCGTGATATACTTGCTCAGCAATACGTTCTTGTACTTGAGGTCGACGTGCAAAGTATTCTACAATACGATTAAGCTTAGATAGACCTAACACTTTACCTTTAGGAATATAAGCAATATGCGCCTTACCGTCGATAGTGACAAAATGGTGTTCGCAGTTAGACATCATAGTAATGTCTTTCTCAATTACCATCTCATCGTACCCCATCTTATTCTCGATGACAGTACACTTAGGAAAGTTCTCTGGCTTAAGTCCCCAGAAAATTTCGTTTACATACATCTTAGCCACACGCTTAGGTGTATCAATCAACGAATCATCTGATAGATCAAGACCTAATACTTCCATAATAGAAGTAAAGTACTTCTCAATTTTACCAATCTTAGTCTTATCTTTAACAGATAGTTTATCTGTAATAGTAGGTGTATGTACACCTTTTTCTCTAAGATACTCTTCTACTTTATAGCCTAGTTCGGCATCTGTTTTACCAATTTGTAATGACATTAGGTTCCCCATTCGTTTTTAAAAAGCGGTACTTGTAAGCGATCGGAATATCTCCAGCCCTTTTTCATAGCGAGTTCTGCTACCCTTCTGTTGTTTAAGTGATAAACAGATTCTACCCCACCTACTGGCATAAGATATACCGGGCCTGTAAATCCTGCATTCTGATATGCAAATACAGCTTTCTCTGCTTCTTCTGCATCTTCTTCAGTAGCAACTACAAACTTTAGATAAGTATAACCTATCTTCTCGTATTCTCTAACTACTTCGGGTTTAATAGCATCATCCCAACTTTCTCCAGACACAGACAGTTTAGGTGATACAGAGAAGGTTACTTCATCGTAGTTAAAGGAGTTCTTTAAGAAGGTACCTAACTCTTTAGACAGCTCTTGAGTACCGTTAGTTTCAAACGTTACTTCTTTTAAACCTAGCATGAGTCTGTGACTAAGCAAGTCAGGGTAAGCACGTTGCCAACCTAGTAAAGGTTCACCGCCCGTAATAACTAAATGCTCTTCCTTCCACTTTTTATGTGGAAGCATTTCGTTAATAGCAATAGCAATTGCTTCGGAATCGAGTACAGGAGATAGATGCTTGAAACGAGGATCCCAAGAAGCGTATGAATCGCAACCAGTGGATACAAGAGGAAGCTCTTGATAAGATTTGTAGTTATCAGGGTTAACTTTAAGATACTCATCAGTTTTCTCACCTTTAGGCATACCAAAACCTTCGCATTTAAAGTTACAACCGAAGGTACGTAAGAAAATACTCGGAACTCCCATATACCTACCTTCACCCTGAATTGAGTAAAAGAGTTCCGCAACTTTAATTTTAGACATTTAAGCTCCTAGTTATTGTATAGCTGGAAGGGCAGCTAATTCACCGGATAATGGTATAATATTATATTTATTCTAAATCGTCAACTGGCTCTGGACTATTTTTAGATTTTTTCTTTGGTTTAATATTACGTCTTTCAGGATCTACTGTATCCATTTGTTTACGGGCTAGATCCATCAAATGAATTACTAACTCATCTCCATCTTCAGAATGAGCTATAAGTTGATCAATGTCAATATTTTCTAGTAACTTATACTTAGTAGCTTGTTGTTTCTTTTCTTTCTGAATTCTTCTTACGAAGGCATAAAAAACAATTTGTGTGTAGTAAGCAAATGGATTAGTACCTCGACTAGGATCAAACTTATCTACAGCAGTAAGACAATTTTCGATACCATCAGATATCATATCGTCTTTAAACGTGTAGTTAATAAAGTTAGCTTTATAAGAAAGATGAGTAGCAATTTTTAAAAAGCATTCACCAATATAATTACTAACCCGAGGTTTCTCTAAACCTTTTTCTTTAGCCTCATCCACCTGCTTTCTATATTCAACTAACGCTTCGTAAAATTTTTTATTATCTACGTAGTGAGCTGGTTGTTTAGTGGAGGGTTCTTGTATCAACTCTTCCAATTCTATCGTCCTCTTCTTCTTCGTTATCGCTTCCAAGTACTGAAGTTATAAAATCCTCGAAAGCATCGGGATCGTCACCTAACTCAATAAGCTCTTCTTCAAAACTATCTAACTCATCCATGCTTTCTAAGTATTTAGTATACTGTTTGAAAGCAAGTTCTTGTACATCTACCGCTACCACAATACTACTTACCGGAATTTGAACTACATCATCTACCGACATTTTAATCCAAGGTTGAAGTACATAAGATTCAACCACCATTGTACCACGCGGATATCTAACTGTACCTACCTGTACAGGATCCACGCAACTCAAGAACTCTTTATCTTTAAACGATTTGCATTCATCATCTGTAGTTACTATTAAATTATCACCATTTATAAGCTTTAAGAATTTACAATACATTAAATGGTTACCTTTACCAGTTTGTAATCGAAGTGCTCGTCATTATATATTTTAATTCTTTCGATCATATGATGCAGGGTAAAGTTCTTTCTCGTTTTCCATGTCATATCATCACCAATATCATATAGCTTACATTCTACTTTTTCATCTCCTCGTCTTAGACCTCTACCAATCGACTGCAGGTTTCTAATACGAGACTTAGTTGGTGATGCAAATATAATATTGTGAAGATTCCTAATATTTATTCCTGTAGAAAATGTTCCATATGATGCTACTATAATTGCATCATTTTCTTTCTCGGTAATCTGTCTAATATCTTCTCGTTCAGATGTCTCTGTACCACCATAAACAAAAAACACCTTTCTACCTTCACACTTAGATTCTATCATATCATATAAAAACTTACCATGTTTTTCTACATATTGGAATAGAACTAGTGTATTTCCTTGCTGTTTTATAGCTAAATTACGAATAAATTTATTTCTAGGCTCATAGGATACTAAGAAGTCCATTTCTTCTTGGTATTTAAGATCTTTGTTATTCTTCTTAATAGCATCATCGTAGTCTAAGATAACGCCAAATATTTTTAAATTAGCTAGCTGATTCTTTTCCATCAGCTCTTTAGTAGTGGTAACTTTATAGACAGGTCCAAACAAACCTTCTAATACTAGCTTATGAGTCTTAGTTCCATCTAGAGTACCTGTAGTACCTACTCTATATGGAGTCTTAGTCATCTTATGCATAATACTAGTTAGAGATTTAGCTTTAAAGTTATGAGCTTCGTCTCCATAGACTACTTGAAAGTCTTCGAAGAAATTTTTAGGAAGAGTATATACCGATTGCCAAGTTGAAATTACGATCGGTAAAAGATTTTCTTTAGAATGTCCCGAGTAGATTCTTGAACAGTTATAGGAAACTTTCCATCCGTTATTTTGAGAGTAGGATTGGAAATCTGAGTACATCTGTTCCACAAGGGATGTTGTTGGCACCAAGATAAGCTGCTTTCTTCCGAATCGTTCATTCCATCGGAGTAGGCAGTAGATAATAAGAGACTTACCTGAACCTGTGGGTGAGAGTAAAAGACGCCTGCCATCAGTGATGGCTCGATAGACCGCGTCGAGTTGATAATCTCGGATGGTTTCGCCACCGGGCAATGATAGGTTAAGTTCGTCCACGAACTGTTTGACCATGTCCAAGGTGACTGCGTCTGCTGTCTTAATGTATTGCTCATAATCTATAGAATAGTTATTAGACTCAGCAAAATGTTCTAGATATTGAAGTAGACCGACATATAACTCTTTTGTAAAGATAGAGTATAGTTTGATCTTACCATCCCAGAGCTTATTTCGATACAACGGATGAAATTTAGCTCCTGGGACGTCAAAAGTAAAATGATCAGATAACTCTTGTGCGATAGAAGGGTCGCACAACACCTTCATATACACATCATTTTTTCTTTGAATGGTAATATCCGCCATTACATCATACCATTAGTAAACTTAGTCCACTCGATGGCCGACTTAATATCCCATGTACGAGAATTAATCGAACGAAGTATTTGCTCTAAAGTATAGATGACGGTCTTAAAGTACTCTATCTTATCTTCTAGTTCAATCAGGTGTTGATCGCATTGTAGGAACTCATCCATCTCATTCTTGAGAGGTTTGTTACCTTGCCATTGCACCCATTCGTTATCTTCCAACTCTTGCTGAGTCATTTCACCTCTATAATACTTGTATTTGAGTCTACGAGTATTGAAGTAATCTGACTCAGCTTTACGCAGCTGAAGTTTAACCTTGGAAAGATAAACTAGATACTTTGCATGTAGAGTAGGGACACGAGTAGACTCTCGACCGAGATTAGTCTCATCAATACGAGAGTCTTGCTCCCACATCTCCTGAATTTCGGTTAATCGCATCTGACTTTTTTATAAATATTAAAACACATTGAAAAAGGTATTTTATGTTTAGTATATACAAAATTGTTAATAAATGCAATAACAAGATATATATTGGTTATTCTCAAAGACCAACAGCAAGATGGTATGAACATAAATTGTTTGCAAGAAGAAATAAAAAAGGCATTTTATATGATGCTATGAGGAAGCATGGAATTGAAAATTTTGTTTTTGAGGTCATTTATCAATCATTAGATGAAAAATATGCTAAAACAGTTATGGAAAATTACTTTATAGAAGAATATTCCAGCGCTGTACCTTGTGGTTATAATATTGCTCCTGGTGGACAAGGAGGAGCTATAAGAAAAGGAATAAAGCATTCAGAGGAAACTAAGCAAAAGATTTCGAAAGCACATAAAAATAAAGTACTTTCAGAAGAGACTAGACGAAAAATATCATTAAGCACTACTGGTAAAAACAACCCTATGTATGGAAAAAGTCATAGCCAAAAAACAAAATTAATTTTAAGTAAAAAAGCTAAATTAAGAACATATGACCCGACATGCAGAGTATATAAGAACGATTCTACTAATCCCACGTCAAAAAAATATTTAGTTAAACAACCTTGCGGAGATTTTATTGAAGTAAAGAACTTATCGCACTTTTGCAGACTTAATAGTTTAAATGTAGTTGAGATGCGAAAGACGTTAATGGGTAAAGCGAAACAACACAAAGGGTATTGTGTTGTTTCAAAAATTTAATCTTACTCTACTGTATCAGGCAGATCGAGTGTAATAACGTCTTCTTTTTTAATTTCAGTAGGTAGGCTTTGAATAGGGTCATTCCACTGAATAATAGCAGAAGGATTACCCTGGAAGCAGAAGTGACCGTAGTGGTTAAGAGAGATAGAAGGATCCAGCCAGATATCACCACCAATCTCTTGCCAACGACGACAGAAGGTATAATCTTCTGAGAGATAACGTCTATCGACTGGATCAATCATC